CACAGGCACAGGGAATAAACAATTCCGTTCCTGGATTTACTACTTCTTCAAAAACTCGCCCTCTAATAATCGCCAAGATGGAAGAATTCGTCCGCAACCAACTAATTACATTATATTCATCTCGTATTATTGGGGAATTCAAAACTTTCATCTGGAACAACAACAGAGCACAGGCTATGAGGTCATATAACGATGACCTAGTTATGGCTCTCGCAATTGCATGCTGGGTGAGGGATACAGCATTAACAGTCAGCGAAAAAGATATGGATTACAACAAAGCAATGATGTCTTCAATGATAATTTCTAGTAAGCAGATGAACACTACGATTCCTGGCATGACTGGGCACAACAAGATCAAAATGCAACATGAACAAGTACAGGCGAAACAACAGTATGAAGACTTTATTTGGCTTTTGAAAGGATAAAAAGATGGCAAGAAGACAAGGAAGAAACCCCAACAACCCAGCATCAGATTTATTTAAAAGCCTGACAAAGATATTTTCAGGCCCAATGGTCAACAGAAGGACCCAAACAGGCCGAAAGCTAAGAAGAACTCAGCTTGACAAATATTCTTCTAAATTTAAGTCAGCCAGCGGCCAACAATTTAAGAGAAGTAATCATCTTCCTTTTGGAAATTTACAGCCATCAATGATGAACAATCACAATCGTGCTGAACGATATGTCGATTTTGATCAAATGGAATACACACCAGAAATCGCATCGGCTTTGGATATTTATGCGGATGAGATGACGGCGCATTCTGGCTTAGAGCCCATGCTTTCTATTAAATGTGGAAACGAAGAGATAAAAGCAGTTCTCGATACTCTATACGGCGATGTTTTGAACATTGAACACAACCTCTTCGGCTGGGCCCGAACGATGTGTAAGTATGGAGACTTCTACCTCTATTTGGATCTTGATGACAAGTTTGGAATACGAACCTGTATCGGACTACCTTCTGCGGAAATCGAAAGACTAGAGGGAGAAGACAAAACAAATCCCGATTATGTTCAGTTCCAATGGAACACGGCCGGCATGACTCTAGAAAATTGGCAGATGGGGCACTTCCGTATATTGGGCAATGATAAATATGCTCCTTATGGAACATCAGTACTTGAACCAGCCCGTCGCATCTGGCGCCAACTGATTCTCCTTGAGGATGCCATGATGGCTTATCGTATTGTCAGAGCCCCAGATCGCAGAATGTTTAAAATTGATGTTGGGAATATACCAGCAAACGAAGTTGAGCAATACATGCAAAAAGTCATGACGCAGATGAAGCGGAACCAAATTGTTGACGAGAACACCGGTAGAGTTGATCTTCGTTATAACCCCCTTTCTATAGAAGAAGATTATTTTATTCCAGTCCGCGGCGGCTCAACAACTGATATAGTGCCTCTTTCTGGCGGGTCAAATGCTAGTGACATCGATGATGTAAAATACTTGAGAGACAAATTGTTCGCAGCCCTTAAAGTACCAGCATCCTACCTTACAAACTCAGAGGGTGCAGAAGAAGACAAGACAACCCTTGCTCAAAAAGACATCCGCTTTGCGCGAACCGTACAAAGGCTGCAGCGCTCGGTGGTTTCCGAGCTTGAGAAGATCGGCATTATTCACTTATATACTTTGGGATTTCGAGGCGATGATTTAATTTCCTTTAAACTCTCCTTGGCCAATCCATCAAAGTTGGCTGAACTACAAGAACTGGAGCACTGGAAAGCCAAGTTTGATGTTGCCGGCTCGGCAGCTATCGAGGGTTACTTCTCTCGTCGCTGGGTTGCACAACATCTATTCAATGTTTCTGAAGAAGAGTTTCTCCGAAACCAGAGAGAGCTATACTATGATCGCAAGTTTGATGCAACGCTTGCGGCTACTGCGGAAGCCGCGGCCGAAGCGGCCGCCGGAGCTGGTGGTGGCATGGGTGCCGAAATGGGCGGAGGAGGCGGAGGCATGGAAGGCCTTGCTGACATGATGGGCGGAGGAGCACCGGAAGAAGGCGGCGAAGAAGCGCCACCAGAAGAAGGCGAAGAAGAAGCCCCAGCAGAAGAAGGCGGGGAAGAAGATATGCTGCTAGCATCGCCAGACGAGGAAGCCCCTCCTGGTCGACGTGACGATGGCCACTACACTAAACGCTCAAAAGGTAAGAAATATTATCCAGTCAATGTAGATGGTAGAAAGTCTGCCGGTAGAGGAAAGAATTATAAAAGCGCATATAGGCCAGAAATCGCCACTAACCGAACAACATTTCCAGGCAAAACTGGATATGGCGGACTTGATTCTCTTTCTAAAGGGCTATTTGAAGAACGAGAATCTATTTATGAAGGAGAGGAATTGCTCGAAGAGAGAAAGCTTTTTGAAACAAATCACGAAGTCAGAAGACTAGTAGATAGTCTAGAGAATTTGGAGCGAACGAAAAATGAAGCTTAAACATAATAAAAAAAGAAACACGGCTTTTGTATATGAGGCTCTCGTTAGAGAAATCGCCAAAGCAGTCGTCAGAAAAGATGAGAACAGAAAGAGCTTGATTGTTAAAATCATGAAGGAGCACTTTGCTCCTAATAATATATTGGCAAAAGAGTTACAGCTTTATAAGGCATTAGAAGAAACAAAAGGTTTAGATGTCTATACTGCCGAGAGGTTGATAAAGGAAGCACGAATAGATTACTACAAGCTTGATCAAAATGATATATTCAAAAGCCAAACAAAGATGATAAACATGATCAACAAGAATTTGACATCAGAAGTATTTTCTAATTTCGTACCCAACTACAAGAACTTGGCAACAATAGCTCAGGTGTTTGGCGCCGATGTTAATACTAAAGAACGAGTCCTTCTCGAAAGAAAACTTCTAGGAACTATGGTAATGAAAGAGGGCGTGCCCGCAAAGTCAAAGAACATGCCGCATATTGACGGCTTAGTCTATAAGACATTTGTTAAAAAGTTTAATGAGAAGTATGACAAAGAATTACTGCCAGAACAGAAGCAGCTTTTGAATCATTTTCTAACATCTTTCGCAGATAATGGTGTCGAGTTCAAAATGTTTTTGAGTGAAGAAGTCGGCCGCTTAAAGAATAGTATAGCCGGCGCCTTGAAAGAAGAGAATTCTGATATCGATAATGATATGAGAGACAAGACAAAGTTGGTTTTAGAAAAGCTTGAAGAATTCAAAAAGACCAGGATCGACGAAAACATGGTAAAGGGAGTACTTAAAATACAGAGCTTGGCTTCTGAGGTATTGTCATGACAATAAATGTGACTGTCGGCGAAACAGAACAACAACCACAGGCAGACGAAGAGGGAGACTCTCCCATTGTTGCTAATTTAAAAATGAATGCGCGTCGCGCATTAAACGGCGATATTATGGTGTTTGATCACGCAGACATTGATATTGTGATGTCTCCCACGACAAGCAAGATAGTTGTCTTTGCGAAAGAGACAATGAGCGATCTGGTTTATGGCGCGCAAGATCGCCTATTTAGTTTTTTGTCAAAAAAGGGAATAGTTGATAGGGCGTCGGTGCAAGCTGGAAATGTATACGGCTCCATGGAGGGCTCTATCTTGACAGGGGTGGAGCGAGATTCTTTCCGAATGACGCTGATTAATATATCCAAATGGATAGATGAAGAGCGTCCCTATTTTGAGTTCGCCGAGAAGTTTGGAGATCTAATGGTCGACAGGTTTACCGATCCCGACGAAGAAGAGTCAACAGAGCTTGGCGAAGTACCTCACGAAGGAGACAAGGGATCCCTCCGCCCTGGTTACAATTATGGCCCTTACTGGCAAAACTATACTTACGAGTAGGAACTAAATTGGAACTTTTAACATTCGTCCTCGCCGCCTATGGAATGACGCAACTATTATGTTACGGCTTCATCTTCAACAAGATCCGCCCCAAACATCACTTCTTCCATTGCCCCATGTGTGTGGGCTTTTGGGTAGGAGTTTTTTTGTGTGGAATAAACGGATGGACAGAACTATTTACTTTCGAGCATACTGTCGCTAACTATTTTGTTTTG